GTTTAACAAATCTAGTAACTGTATCTGTTTCCTGTGATCCAGAAAAACTTAATCTAAATCCATAATCGGGTATGTCACCATTAAGTGTAGCAGAAACTGCTGTGGTTACATCAATTAATAAGTCTTCATCGCCTCTGGCAAAGCTTTGAGAGAAGCTTAGTGGAACATTACCAATAAGAGAAGAAGAAAGATAATAATCTGCATTAATATCTGTTATATCTCCTCCATAACCTATCCCACCACTTGTCCAAGTAATAACAGTTGGATTAATTGAAGCTGTAAACCAATTTACAGCATCCAAATCACGGTAACCTATTACATCGTTACCACGACCTTCATCCCAATATTTTGCTAATGGAAAAAGAATAAGTGTATAGTTTGATGGAACTGTTTGACCGCCATAAACATTCTTCATTGATACATAACATTTAAAACTTGGATCATTGATATTCAATAATGATCCAGTTATTTCTCTTAGTCCATTTAAATCAAAGTGAATAAGTCCACGAGACAATTCAACACCAGAAGTACCACTGGGTACAGAAGTTGCATTATATAGCTTGAATATATCAATGGTTCCAGCTTGTCCGACATTTGCATCTGTTGAAGCAGAAGTAGTTGGACGAGTGCTAAAAATTATTTTGTTGGTTATATAACTGTCTTTGTCAGCTTTTAATATGCGATACATTGCTTATCTCTAGAAGTAAATAGCTTCGTTAATTAAATCTAAAGCAACGCTTTACAAACTAAATAGCTCTACCAACTAAGTCCGAAGCAAAGTATTTTATTTCAAACATCCCACCAGCAGGCGGTATTAATATTGTGTTGTTAATCAAGTTAGAATTTACATTGTAGGATACATTGCTATAAATTCTATCACCTACAGTACCTGTTATATTTGTAACTGCTATATCTCTAACAGCTAAAACACCAACATTATTATAGATTATGTTTCTTACATCATCTAGAATCAATGGTTGATCCATTTGGAAATTTCCAACATCGAAGTATTGTATTAGTTTTGCTTGAACATTTTGCAAAACCAATTGTCGATTAAATGTTGGATCAACTGTTATGTCATAGTTGATTTGTAAATTAATGATTTGACCATCAAGGATATCGATTGCATCAGATATCATCCGATATTGATTCAGATATACCTTGAGGTTGTTTTTGAGCATATCTGGTGCCAGCACAAGTTCGTTTAAATCATTTCTACAAAGAATATAAAGCATTGCACTATTAGGATTGTTTGGGTTATTTCTTATAGAACAACGATATACACGACCAAAGTTTGCTGGAAGTGAATATATTCTTGCTATCAAGTCTTGTTTGCTTACAATTCTTGATTGTGCATTTCTTGCGCTTGGAACTTGTAAACGTAATTCATCAAGCGTGGGTGGATTGGCTCCACCTCTGGCATTGCTATTGTTATTTGCATCGGCAGAAGCTCTGACATTTGCAGCTATTGTAGCAGTTGGATTGTTTGGAAACTCGGTATATAAGGTTGCTATTTCTGTGATACTTTGTGGAGGAATATTGTGATTTAAACCACCACCAGCACGATAAGTTACTGTAATTGTTACATCTGCTGCTATAGCACCTAACGTAGCTGTTCTTAACAAATTGTTTGGATCTATTGTAAAGCGTGAAAAGTTTTTACGTCCATACAAAGGTAATGCTGCCTCACTTGGATCGGGCACAAGATCTTCTCCAAGTGCATCAGCAGACCCACCACCAAAAACCAACGTTGTTAGTCTACTGTTCAAAGATGTGTTTTTGTAAAATCTGTATGGAGCAGGAACTAATTCAATGTTTGAATCAACATAAACTTCGCTTGATGGAGTTGTTGTTGTTGGATTTCTATTTCTTACTTCTTTATATATCGTGTCTTGTGTTAGAAATCCAACTTCATAATAGGTATTTCCATTAGAATCTGTCACTGATATTATATCTGAAACATCTCTATTTTGTAATGTGTGTCTTTTAAAAGGTTGAAACCCTGTTACGTCAAAAGACTCTGTATATGTTACGCTAGACAATGCTTGTCCAGTTGCTTCAAATATATAATTTAAAGGAGTTCCGTTTGGACTTAATTCACCATTTACATATGTTATACCATTAGCAGGTGTTCCATCGCTTTTTGTAAGAGTCATATCAATATCTTCAATAAGCTGAAATTGAACACCACGATTTGAATTCAACAATGTACCTTCTTTAATAATAGGCAAAGCTGTTGTATCATATGGTTGGTTGCCATTTGGGTTGTTTGTTGCAGCAGGAATACGCACATAAAAGGTAACAGGGCAAACTGCTGGTGCTGCTCCAACAATATCAACCCCTGCTTCTCTTAAAAGCTTTTCAAGATTCTTTGGCTCAACTGCTGTTTCTGCATTCAGCTCACCAAATTGATGATCCAGATAAAAACTTTGAACGTCACCAACATAAGATGCTAATTCAAGTAACAAACCACCAAATCCGTTTGCAGAAAAATCTTGAATACGATCAGGAAAATAAGTGCGTGCATATTCTTCTAAGTCAGCACGAAAACTATCAAAGTCTTTGTTAAGATATTTTCTAGATTTGATTAGTTGTTGAATATTGCGTCTGGAATCAACAGGCATGATTTGTTTATCCTTATAGTCTTAGATATAACTTTATCAAAAATTAGCTAACAGCAAATGTTATTTCAAGTCTTGAAGTTGGCACTTGTGCTCTTGGAATACTGTAATCAATTGTAATCAATATAACTCCTAATCCAAATTGAGTTGTTAAACGTTGATTTGTACTATCAAAACCTTCTAATTGAACATATGGCATCCATTTTGCCACAGCATTAGATATTCTTTGCATTGCTGCTTCATCAAATGCATTTTTTCCTAATTCATATTCAGTTACTAAAGGCTGAAGATTTGCTCCGTAATCATATAAAGCTAATCTTTCTCCCCAGTTGGTCATAATCAAATCACGCAAGTTATTTTTCATAGTTTCAGCAACGCTATAATGCATACCAAATAAACCATCATTGTCTTGTCCAAGACGTAAAGGAGTAATAATTCCAATTGGTAATGGTTTCGTTGCTAATGCTGTTTGTTGATTTCTAATTTCTTGGCCTGTTAAACCAACACTTTTAAAAGTTATCATAGCAATAACTATAATCCAAATCGACGCCGAATGCTATCAAAAGTTTGTTCTCCCGGCTGCCATTCTGGTTGTTGTTCGGTAGGTGGCGGTGGTGGACGGTTAATTGTTTTTGAAATACCATAATCTTTAGGAATTTCTTCATCAGAGTTTCCTTCAACAATTCCATTGTTTGATAAATATTCTTGGAATGATATTCCTTGAATATCAGGTGTTTCTTCTGGAGTGATAATGATTACTGTTGAAGGTTCAGATGTTGTGTTATAGTTTGTGTTTGCAAAATCTGTAAATCTTCTGTTCGCTTGTACTAACGATTGATTTAATGGATCTGCCACAGATTGAGCTAGTTGTTCTGATGTGGCATTTGGTTGATTACTGCAAAGTGGAAAAAACAAACCAATACCCGGTAAAGGATTTAATAAACTTTTTATAAAACACCAAATTACTTGAATGATTGCAAAAGCAATACTAAAAGCTAAAGCTTTGATTGGATCTTGATTGAAACCAATTGTTGTTGGATCAACTGGTATAATAGGAACTTTAAAAGCTGCAAATATTCCTTCGCCTAGCAACCTAGCTGCTGCATTTAAGGGGGCAGGTAATGATGATATTACAGAATCAATTGCTTGATTCTTTGCCAGATTCTCCGTTAAATTACCAGTATTTTCTCTTACTTTATTTTCTAATGCTGTTGTTGTTGCCGCAATTCTTGCTTGAATATCTTGCGAATTCGGTAGTGGTTCTGGCATGGTATTAATTAGTGTTTATTAGTTACTGACCAAATATTTTTGCTGAACGACTTTTATAAACAGCTTTGTTTGTTGTTTGACGGTTGGTTCTAATTTCTGTACTCAAATTTGTATTGAGGGTTGTTGCAGTAGCACTTAAAGGTTGCCATGCAGTGTCTGGTCCACCGGGAATACAAGCACTTGTTGCTGTGGTGCGATTGAGTGCATCAACCAATCCACTATAAGCATTTTGCAACGCATTTATTTGGCGTTGCAAACCTTCTACAACGTTTTTAAACTCACTCCATTTAATATAAGGTTCTAATCCAGCATATTGATTTTCTGAGCCAACAGAAAGCTCTGTATTGAATCCTGTATCTCTTCTTGGAATATCAGGAGTTGGATTTTGATTTTCTTCTCTTAATGCTGCTCCACCAAGAAAGATTTGCATTCCATCAATTTGCACTCTACCTTCTGGTGACATATACACATATGCCATGTGATCGTTGTTAGCAGCTTGTGCATCAATATCTTCTGGAGTTCTGTTTTTACCTTCTTTAAGGATTAATATTGATCCACTAATGATTGTTTCATTTTGTAATAACCTATCTTCTGAAGGTATATTACGCCTTGCAATTAAACGAATATGATCAGCTTTATTAACAATATAAGAATTACCAACATCTGCACTTGAAGAAGGAAATTGAACTGGAAACAAGCTTTTTGTTGAATAGTTTATTCCTGTTGGTTGCATACAATTGTTTACTGCACCTTGAGTTGTTTTTTGGGTGCGAAAATTTGTATCACCCAAAGTTTTCATTGAAATGTATATGCGTGCAGCATCATGGATAAAATCAGGATCACCTTCTTTTAATTGTTCTAATCTGTTATTAAGTTTTGGAAACTTATCAACTTCATTTAAACTTCTAGAGTTTGCAATAATAAGAGGAGAAGTAGCTTTCCTTGATTGTTGTAAATTAGGAATAGTGTTGTCGGTTACTAATAGTTTATATCTACTTCTACCAGTAACCATATCAATGGTACCAGCATAAGACTTTTGTTCAACATTTTGAACTTCTGTAGGAATCACATTGCCAATTCTATCTTGTCCAAGCATAATCAAAGCATTGTTCATACCTTGAATAACAAACTCTGAGGGTCGTTTTGTCCATCTTGGAACTATCTCATATTGATGTTGTAAGCTTCCTGAGCGTGAAGCTTGGTATAAAACATCGTAAGGGTTTGTGCTATCATTTTGTGGAATAGAAAACGTATTTGTTTGTCCCCCACCATTTGGAAACCCCGGAGTGTAATTTGTCCGATTTAATGATTGACTTGTTCTTTCACCACCAAAATAATTTGGTAAAAATCTTCGATCACCATGAGTAAAGTTTGGATCTTCAACTTGTAGACCCTCACTTGTTCGTGTCATCCATTTGCCATAACGTAATCCGTATTTTTGAATGTCTTCAAAAATAACTGTTATTTGTTCACCAACTTGCACCGGCAACATAATGTGGCTTTGAAAAAATGGTGATAACAACGCTGCTGCTGGCGTAGCATTTGAAATGCTATCTGAAATAAGAATCGCCACAACGCTATTTGCTGCAACTTGGTCTACTTGTTCTGGGTTAATAACTGAATCTCGTAAACGATTGCGATCATTTGTGGACAAGGCTTTTGGATTATAAATTACTTCTCTTACAACTCCTCGTTGAAAAGCTGGAGGAATACCAGTTAATTGATTGTTGATAACAAGTTTTGAAAGTTCTAAGTTTGGTGAGGAAGCACCAGCCAACAATCGACTAGCGTTAAAATTATCAGAACCAGCCATTGTTATTATCCTCTCATGTTTCTTTTAAGTCTATCAAACAATTCATTACTACTTGGTAATTCTTGAGCTTCTTGTTTGTCTTTGGCTTTATAGACCAATTCAGCAAGCTTTAAAAGTTGTGTGTTCGCTTTTTCCATTCGTTCCATATATTTTGCCAAATGGTCGCCGTGAATAACATGTTGTTCAGCATTACCATATACTTGTAAGTATAAATCGGTCCAAATGATATAAGCGTTTCTACGATCAATCAAAGCGTTTTCATAGATTTGCTTCCAAAGCAACTTAAGTTTTTCATCTACCGTTGTAATTGAATCCAAAAGGTCGCTAAAAGTTTGTAAATCTTTTTGTGATTTTTCAATTAGTTCTTTGTTTGTTGGAGCATTATCTTTTTCAAGTAACGATCCTTCAAAGGAATCATTGTTCATAACATACCTTTATTGGCTTACTTCATATTCTTCTTTGGCAACTTTGTAATATTTTTTCATCAATGATAAAACAACACTTAGTTGCTTTGGGGATAATCCACATATTTCTCTCAGATATAGCATCACAGCACGCTTGTTAAGAAAATCTAATTCGTTAATGTTTGAAAACAACATATTGATACCTTTCAAACATTCAATTTCATTTTCTGTTACAGTTTGAGATTCAATTGATTTTAAGATAAAATCAAGTTTGTTTCTTTCTACGTCATGAATCATTGTATCTTCTGGGGAAGGTGAAATAATAAAGTTTTCAATTGTTTCTAAATCTTGTGGTGTTAATGTTTCTTTATCATCTAAACTTGTAAATACATGCATACTTCTGACGCTTTGTTTGCTTTTAATAATTAACCAGTTTTTGGCAACAACGTTAAAGTATGAAAATGCTTTTGTACCTTTACTTGGATCAAATTTTGTAATAACTCCATACAAAAACTCCACACATTCGTTTTGTAAATCAGATTTACTTTCATATTGGATTTGAAATCCATATACGTTAATAAGGTTTTCAACCAACTTGTTAAAAGCAGGTAATATATCACGAATGTATATTTCGTTTCTTTTATCAGCTTGGTTTTCTATTTTATAATCAACAATTGCTTGTTGTGTGCCAACATTAAAATAAAACTCTTGCGGTGAGGCTCCACCTTTAGGTTTTCTTTTTATTAGTTTCTTACCTACGGGCATCAGTCGTCCTCGCCTTCATCTTCAATTAATCTCACATATCTTTGTTTACTTCGTTGTGTAAAATTATTTACCAATTTTTGTGTTGCCGTTTGACAAATTTTTACATTTTCCATTGCTTCTTTTACTGCCGCCATAGCTTCTGGGCTATCTGAAAACAATGGTGTTTTTCTCAAAGATTCCAAAGTTTGTATTGTTCTTTCATGTATTTCAATTGCATCAGACAAATCATCTTCCAAAATGAAAATAATTTGCGCCCATCTTAAAGCATAATATATTGTTATGCTTAATATAACTAGCAAAAGTATTAAAAATACATAAAGCATCATTCTGCCTTTAAGCAGTCATTTAAAACTTCTGAATAAGTTTTTGCAACAGATCCAAATGAAAATTTTTCCTTAATTTTTGTTTGTAAATCTTTAGCCCATTCTTTTGGAATAGAACTGCCATTATAAAATTTCTTTAATCGATATTTTGCATCAGCTTCTAAAGGAATTGCCCACTTGGTTCCCGGCATAAAAATTTGATTGTCAACACGGGTTTGATGAATTTCTTGTGGTTTTTGCTCCACAGAAATAAACTTTCCATGTTTAAGGAACTCTAGGTGACCACTCCAATTTGTTGCAATAACAGGTAACCCACAAGCAGCAGCTTCAAGTGTTGGTAATCCGTATCCTTCACCATGAGTAAGACTTACAAGAGCTTTAACAGTAGGTTCTGTATATAAACCATACATTTCTTCATCTTTCATATGACCATGCAAAAGATAAAATTTTGGTCCCTTTGCATTAGGTTTACGTATTTCTCCAAGAATTTGTCCAAACACAGTTTGAACGTTACGCTTGTCTAGATATGTTTGTGCTCCTGCATTTGTTTTAATAATAACTCCAACATCATTATGATCTTCGAAAACTTCTGAAATCCATTTCATTGTGTATGGAAGATTTTTTCGGTCATTATCAATATTATTACCAGTTAGTTGTCCAACCAAAAGAAAATTAAATTTTGTTTCAAGGTTTAGATCGATTTTTGTTTGACAATCTAGATATGCATCGGGGAAGCTTTCTGGTACAACAACAATAGGTACATTTACCTCGCCCGTGTTTAGAAATGTTTGTTTTGTAAATTCACTTGGAACAATAATCATATCCATACGATTAATACAATCGATCCAAGCTGGATTGCATTTGTCTGTTTCTACTCCTGCGGTAATACCTACATTGAAATTTCCAAGAAAGGGATTCCATTCATTTGGTAGTTGAAGTTGAATTGTTACATCATAAAAATTCTTTTTGTTTGCTGATGCTTGAAGAATTTGACCGATAAGACCATCTTCCGCTTCAGTGTCAACAATCATATGAGTTTTACCCCAACCAAGTGTTTCGGTTGTAATATCAAGTTGGTGTGATTCACTAGCAACTCTGAACAACCATCTAGCAACTTGACGAGCATGAACTCCATAACCGGAGTGGGTCAAAAGTGGAGCACGAAGCAATACAGATTTCATATGTTAAACCTTTCTATTCTTTCTTACCAAATGGACGCAATTCTTCACAAGTCCAACGCTTAACATTGTTACTCTTCCAGTTGCTAATTGTTTGATCTAATTTTTCATCCCATTGCTTAATCATGTTTTCATATGAGAATTCAAAATCACAGTAAGCAATGTTCTTTTCAGCAAGCTTATCTTTTTCTTCTGGAGTCATTTTGTAAAGCTTCCAGTAAGCTTCGGCTACATCAAGATAGTTTACGTGATCGTCATAAATGTAAGGTACCAATTGTGAGCCAACCATTGTTCTTGCTGATGGTTCAATAGCTACTCCATGCTCTGAGCCGTCACGGTGATCTACAACTTGACGAGTTAATCCACCTGTTTTAAGGGCAATAATGGGCTTGCCAACCATCATAGCTGATAGTGTGGCTAAACCAAATCCTTCGGCCTTTGCAACATTAACAGTAAAATCTGTTATGTTGTAAAGAGCGTTCATGTCATTAAAATCAACTTTTTGAGTTGAAAACATAACATTTTCATTAATTCCAAGCATTTCTGTTACAGCTATAAGGTTTGGCCCCTCGGGATCGTTTGGATCTGTGTGCATGATTAGTGCAGCTTTACGATGACCTTCTTCTTTTTCTAAACGATCTAAAAATACTTTCCAAGCGTTAAGCACATCATTTGGCATTTTACGGGTAGCGTTTCGATTTACCCATGTGCCCATGAACCAATCAGACTTGTCACCAAAATTCTTTTTACGAAGTTCTGTAACAACTTGCTTTGGCAACGGTCGATATATTTCTTTTGGAAATGCATGAGGAATATAATTTGTACGTTCTGGAAAATTTGGTTTTACTAATTCATATGTTTTATATGAAAGACAATTAATAAGATCTGTAGACTTATACCAAACATTGTTATAGGCTGGATATGGATCATTGTCCCACACATGCCAATAGGTTATTGGACAGATTTGATGAATTTCATCTTCAATCTCCCAAAGCCACATAAACTGTCTTGGGTCTGTAAAAAGAAGTAAAGCATCAGGACGTTCGTTAATTAAAATATTGCGAATGATTTCATGATTACCAAACCCATCAACAGGTTTAATAATAAAATCTGGATTTAACATAATAGTTTCATACTTTTCATGCTTTATAGCACCACCAAGACATCTAAAACTATATTTGCCTGTATTTAACAATCCTTGAATAAGGAACCTTGCTTGAACACCTACTCCACTTGTGCATAGTGGATGATCGCTCAACATCAAAATCTTGTGTTTACGTTGTGGGACAACAACTGTTTCATCACTCATGTAGTGTTCTCTCCTTGAGAATCGAATTAAAGTATCTTATTTGTGTGTGTACCAAATGTTTAGCCAACTGACTTTAACAAGTCAGCTTCATACATCATTATTGCTAAGTCTTTAAAACTAGTTTTTGGTTGCCAATTTAAAACACGTTTTGCCTTGCTAGCATCTCCTAGTAGCAAAGGAACCTCATGTGGCCTAAAAAGACGTTTATCGATTTTGAGATGCTTGTCTATCGACAATCCAGCATGTTCAAAAACAACATTTAAGAATTCTTTAACTGTATGAGTTTCACCTGTTGCGATAACATAATCATCTGGTTTTTCTTGCTGCAACATAAGCCACATGGCTTCAACATAATCACCCGCAAACCCCCAATCACGTTTTGCTTCTAAATTTCCAAGATAAAGATAATCTTGCATACCAAGTTTAATTCTGGCAGCAGCCATTGTGATCTTGCGAGTTACAAACGTTTCCCCTCTAACTGGACTTTCATGATTAAACAATATCCCAGAAGATATATGAAGACCATAACCATGACGATATGTTCTACAAAGATTGTGTGCGTAAAGCTTTGCAGCAGCATATGGAGATGCTGGCGTCATTGCTGTTTCTTCATTTTGAGGAACGTTGATATTGTCTCCGTACATCTCAGATGAAGAAGCTTGATAAAATCTAGCTTGTGGGCAAATCAATTTATAAGCCTCTAAAAGTTTTAATGTACCACCAGCCACAGTATCTAGTGTTTCTTCTGGTACTTCAAAAGAAACACGTACATGGCTTTGAGCAGCTAAATTATAAATTTCATCTGGTTTATAAGTTGACAACAAACGATAAAAACAACTTGAATCTGTTAAGTTTCCATATTCAAGTTTGAAATTTGGATGATTAAATAATTCAAGTTCATCTAAGCGATCTGTGTTGATAAGAGATGTTCTTCTCTTAACACCAATCACTTTGTAACCTTTATTAATTAATAACTTTGATAGATATGAGCCATCCTGACCTGTAACACCCGTTATAAATGCTGTTTTTGACATTCAATTAAATCTCGGTAGTATTTGTAAGTTTTTTCAAAACCAGTGTATAAATCAGTTTTTGGATGCCACCCAAGCTTGGTTTGTTCGGCAACATCAACAACTTTTTGTTTCATTCCTTCTGGTTTTGATAAGTCGAAAACAAACTCACCTTTTGCATCAAGAGCTTTTTTAGCTGTTTCATAATATTCCAAAATAGAATATTGTACTCCACTTCCAACATTCAGAATGTTAGGTACCCTGTCAAAATTATCAGCAGCAAAATATATGAAATCTGCTAAGTCTTCAGCAAATAATGATTCTCTTTTAACTGTTCCTGATCCCCATATCTCTATAGGAGTATCATTGTTTTTCTTTGATTCATAAACTTTTCTAACAATTGCCGGAATCATATGTGAGTTCACGGGATGAAAATTATCCCAGTAACCGTACAAATTACATGGTATAAATGACTTGTAACTATAGCCAATACTACAAGCAGCCAAGCAAAGTTTTGCTACAGCATTTTTTGCTATGGCGTAACCTTCATTTGTTGGTTCCAATTCGCCAGTAAGAAGATCTTGTTCTCTTAAAGGATTTAATGCGTTTCTTGGATACATACAAGAGCTACCAAGATTGATAAGCTTTTTAACTCCTGATTCCTTAGCAGCATGAACTACATTCATACCCATTGTTAGATTCTCATAAAGGAACCCATATGGGTCTGCCATGTTTGCACTGATACCACCAACTTTACCAGCAGCATGAATTACCAAATCTGGTTTTGTTGATTGCATAAATTCCTTTATGGAATTATAATCAAGTAAATTTACTTGGTTTCTAGTCGGAGCTATTAAATTGCTACAATTCTCAGCCTGAGAATGATTTATTAGGTTCTTACCAACCATTCCCGTGCCACCTGTTATTAGTATTGTGTTTAACATATTGTCAACAACCATTCATGTTCAAACAAGTCAATTAAGCTGTTTGGTTTAAAAACGTTTTGTAATTCTTCTTCTGTGTAAGTAATCATTAATTTTTTATTGTTAGCTCCACGTTCTTTTCCATATTTTCTTGCTGTAATCCATATTTTGCCATTTTCTCTCAAATGAAATTTGACTTTTTGAATTTCTTTCAAATAAAAATCTTTACATAGTGCTATGTCTTGACTAAAAGCATAGGATATAGTTCCAATCAACAATATCATATCATATGATGCAAACGTAGATGTTTCACTTGTAAACATCCAATCGCTATGTTTTTCTTTAGCGTATTGGATTGTTTCTTCTCGGATATCATAACCATGATATAATTTTGGAATACGTTTTTCATCTTTGAACCATTGACAAAGATTACCGGGACCGCAACCATAATCTAATATCGATATATCTTCAATTTTTACGTTTTCAAATATTGTTTGAAATCGTTTTTGAGATGAAATAAAGCTATAATCACTACTCTTTGAATCTGTGTAAAAAGAATCTATGCGGATTTTCATTCGGCATAGCTTATATAAAACCAGATCAAGAGTATGAATATCTTTCTGTTTTTTTAATCAAACCACACCGAAATTTTCATACAACTTATATGGTCGATTCAATTTAGCAGACACTTCAATAAGCATGTCTTTTTCTGCCTTGCGCCAAGTATCATCAATTAAAATTGGTACGTCTGTTTTAAAGAGATCTAAGTTATGTAGAAAGCCCCATCGATTTCCTTCTCCTGTTGGTCCATCCACAAGTATACAATCATATTCTTTTGGAAGTTCTTCTTCTAAAGCTTTACGATAATACCAATTTATGCTGGTATCAATTGGAGCATAAATGTAAGTGCTTTGATAAATGTTTAAAAATTGTGATTTATCTTCTACTGAATAAAGTTTATATTTGCTTGATAGAAATTTCGTACTTACGTGTCCTGCTCCTAATTCCAATATAGTTTTTCCTTCTGGGATGTTCTTTACAACCCAATCAAATAATTCCATTGTTATACCAGAACCGCCAAAATCTGAATTTTTTAACATGTTTTATCCTTTTTATAATATGAATAATTCTGATGCTTTTGGAAGATATCCATAAAGATATTCGTAAATTGGAATAAAATGTTGTGCATTTTCTCTACATGGTCGCAAAAAGTTACAAAGAATATATCCACCAGAGTTTAGTTTGTCTTTATCGATACCCCACCAAGATCGATCAATCCAATCACGATGAATGTCAACTCCACGTTCAACTTTTTGAATCATGTGGTGTAGATTTTGTTTGTGAATTAATCCACGAATCAATGATTCATCAGAAAATTGAGAAGGCTGATTTGCAATATTTTCTTTGTCGTCTAACATTTTCAATCCAACAAAAGATTCTAACAAACTTTTGTCATTTAAACCATATGGATTAAAAAGTTTTTTAAAATCATTTCCTTTCGCAGTTATATTGCTAACTGGAAACTTGCCGGGATGATCTTTTTCATAAACCTCATGTCCAACAGCTAGAATCTTATTTGGATTCCTTACAGAAAGTTTTTCTACCACAAACTTGCTTTGCAATGGAACTGTATCCATATCCTCAATCATACAAACTTCATCGTTCATTTTTGAAGCAACAATGAATCTAGCTAGTTTGGCTTGGTTTGGAATTGGTACATTCTCAATTGGTGTCACAATAACTACATCTCCAAACGTCTTCAATTTATTAACAAGAGCATCGTTTTCATTTTTGGTTGATAACAAAGCTAATGTTGGTTTTACAGAAAAGAATTTTTGCCAAGCTTTTGCAACACAAGGCCAAAAATTCAAAAAAGTTGGAGAATCGTCAGAGCTAACAATAATACGATCAAATAATTTTGTCATGGTTGTTATAGAATATCTAGAACATGAACTTTTTGTTCATCGGAAAGATTTTGAAATTCAACTTTAATCTTTGCAGCTTCAAATTTATCAAGTTCCATATATTTTTTACCCCCACTACCTGCAAGGTATGTATCTGCTCCATAAATTTTGCAAATCTCAATAAGCCTATCAGTGCTCAACAAATCCGTTGGGGAATCATATTGAATTTGTGTTGATATCTCAAGTTTCTTAAGTGTTTTAATGATGATATCATGATTTGTTTGATACATGTTTTCTGTGATACAATCATCATATCCATCTAAGATTTGTTTTTTATCTTTTAAATTTGCTTTAATCTTATTCCAATCTGCTGTGGGATTCATGTATCGTTTGTTAACAATTGGCTCCAATCCTTTGTTTATACTCATTGTATGCCATTTCTCTCGATAATTGAATCGATTTTGATAATTGTTTTTTTCAAATTGACAATGCCTCAAAAAAACAAAAACATCAGATGCTTTTATTTTCTCATAAAAAGGCATCCAAGGAAAAAAATTTGGTTGGTGTATAGAGATAATCATCCTAAAAGTCTTTTGAAATCTTCAATGTTAAAATCATGGGTATGAAAATAGTAACGATCAAAATTTGATACTATTTTTTCATATTGGATATGTCTCCACCCATCCTCAAATTTAATCAAATTGATACCATGTTCATTGCATATTTCTTCTGTGTGTTTGTTCCACTTGTTAAATGGTGGTATATAGCTTTTAGCACCTATCAAATTACATGAAACAATAATACTAAGCTCTTGCAATTCTTTAACTAATAATCTGTGATCAACATGAATCAGTCCATGTCCTGCTAATTCAATTTTACTTCCATAAGATTTTATGAGTTTGTCAACAATTGGTGGTACTCCACATTTGTTCACTTTGTAAAACATCCGGTGATCGCTATAAGCATTAAAGATTGAAGGAAATATTCTTTCGCTACGTTTATCAGAATATTCACTCATATCACAAACTAATGGAGAAATACCAAGTAGGAAGACAGAATGCGGAAAACACCCATTCAGCATTTCAATCATATTTGTTAATTTAGTTTCATCTGTGTTGACAGATACATCATCAATTCGAAACGTTTTCATATTTTATCCTTTAAAATATTTTCCAAAAACTGCTTTGCCCTCTGGGAGTATGTATGCTGTACACGAACATGTTCATAACCAGCATCACTTAGCTTTTTAGCTTCTTCTGGATGCGCTAAGTAATAACGTGCTTTTTCAATTAAATCATCTATAGAGTGCCATATGAGCATGTGTTTGCCATCTTCTAAAAGAAGATCTAAAGTCGGGACTGTATTTGTTAGCAATAATGTCCCTGCTCCAATAGTTTCAAATATTCGATAATTAATATCATCTGATAAAGTCTTATTCAAACCAATCTTGTAACTATTCAATGCATTAACCATTGCATCTCCAATTACAAACACATCACGATGAACTGGCATATGCTTGTTTATGGTATCTAACCATTGAACACGATCAGATATCATTGATCCACAAAATCCTAAATTATGAATCTTTTGCACTTCTGGTTTGTGATCAATAAGATCATCTGGATATGCATTAGGAAACCAAAGACACTTAGATGAATGTCTAGCGAAGTGCTTAATATAGCCTTCTGTACTATTTAAGTGAATGTCAAATTTTGAAATCTTTGAGAAATAAACATGCTGACCTAATGCACAATGACTATCAATACTCCAAAAAACCTTTAATTTGTTTATCTTGCTAAAGTCTGGCAGCCATCCTTGTTGGTCGTAATTTTCCATAACAAATACAACATCATAATCTTTTATGATTTCCTCAAAAGGAATTGAAAAGGTAGGTTGACCTAATCCCCATACTTCAGATTTTACTCCTAACTTTGTAAACGCTCTGCGAAAATTCTCAGATTCACGAAATTGCCAATTAGCAGCATGGCGACCACGTTCTTGAACCATTAATATATTTGGTTTATTCATCTTACAAGTGCCTTCCAATAGTCAGGATGACGAACATCATTTGCATCAAATACATCACCAACAAACTCATAATTTACTCTTTGTGTAGGAAATGGTTTACGTTCAAAAAATTCATCATGAACAACAGCAACATTTTTTACCTTTGGGTAAATGTGTTCACGAAGAAAATTTTGATCTACTTGCCAAAAATCACCTTTTTGATATTGGTCGATCAATTCCTTAATTTCAGCAAGGAAACCACCTCTTGCACCCCACATACCACCAAGAATTTCTGTTTGATGTGCAGGATGATCTCTCATGATATGAAAAGGAGACTCAGTAGCTAACCAAGCATCAACAGCAGCCTTTTCTCTACTGCTTAGACGACTGTCAGTGTCTCTTGAAAGCATCACATCAACATCACGCTCTCCAGCAGGATAAAATCTCCAAAACATACCACGCCAATCTCCTGCTTCTGCCATATTGACAATTTCAACATGTTTACCACTTTTAAAAAGTTGTTTTGAAACAACAGGAGAAGTTGATGAACCAATGTAAAATCTACAAGTCCAACCGGGATAAACTGTTTTCGCAAGTTCAGCATTGCGTAAAGCACCTACTGTATACTTGGGATCATTTCCCCAAAGACAAAACGATATAATCTTCTTCATTTTGGAAAACCTGCTAATTTACGCTGACGATAGTTTTGTGCATCCAATCTCTCAAATGGTAAGTTTTTGATAAACGTTTGATCTATGCCAATATCTTTAGCATTTGGATGAACGTTTTTATACATAACTGCTGCATTATTGTCTCTTTGAATCCAATCTGGGTGAATATGTCTAATGATTACCTTGTCGATAAAGGTTTGTTTGCCAAGATTATTTGCAACATCTGTAAATTCGTTATCACACCAAAAGCTTTTATAGCTTGGGTGATAGATGTAACCAAATCTATCGTAATATTTCTTACCTAGAACACAAAGAGTATTAAAGTCTCTACGATAACCATCAAAAAACCACAATACTCCATCTGTGTCTGGGTACAGCTCTTGCATTTTATTTCGAATTACTTCATCATATCCTTTTTCTTCTGGTACCATATCATCAGAAGCTAAAAGGATAATATCGTGTTCTGGAGCTAGATTCATATCGTTGTTTACGGCTTCAATCTTGCTTTTAGACTCACCAAAAACAACAAAAGTGTTTCTATAGTTTTTCTGAAGCCGTTCTCTAACGGCATCGTTATTCATACTGATATCATCCTTATCGCAGGTAATAAGGAATGAAGTTAAATTTTTACGTTTAGACCCATAATAATATCGATCTAAAACAGTGAAAAACTTATCAGGTCTACCTCTGGTTGGAAATTTTACAAGAAGTTTATAATCAGTCATTTTATCACCTTATGGACAATGTGAGGTGTTTGCATATGGACAATATTTACAACTTTCACGGTTTTTTGGAAACATACGCTTTTGAACATATCCCAACATAGTATCAATTGTACCCATAGCTTTTTCTACGGCCTTATCACCAACACTTACAGTGACAAGCTCACAGTTGCCGGTCTTCTTGCTTCTACGCAAGAGAATAAAACCACACTTAACATCCTTAAGTGCCAATTTATGCTTTCTAGCATAGAAATGCTTGTAAAAGGCTAGTTGCATTGTTTTCTTGGGGTCAATACGCTTGGCTAGGGGCCAAAAGAATGAACAAGTTTTCCAATCAATAATCCAAATAACAGGTTCACCCTTTTTGTTAATACCTTCAATCACACCATCAATAAATCCCTTAAACATATGATTGTGATTATCTAGTGATTCCATTAGAGGGAGTTCGGCAGCAATAAACTTCCATTCGCCAAAAGTCTTATCCATAAACGCTGGAACTTCGGAAAGTATAGGTTCAATGGTATCGTGCCATTCGCTTTCTTTTAGCTCGCTAGCATTTGGAAGCTTACTGAACATCTCGGTAAGGTTTGCACGCACTTGCTCAATCGGAGGCATTACCTTGGTTGCAAGGTATTGTTCTAGTGCATCGTGAATAACTTGACCAAATTCTGTATGTTCAGAAGGACCATCATTATCTGTCTTGATTTCATCAAGATACTTTAGCTTGTGCTTAAAGGCGCAATCCATCCAAGTAGCAATCTCTGAATAAGAAACATGCTTACGCAATTGAATATATTGCAAATTAGTTGGTGCAGACAAATCAATGTCCGTTGTAATAATCATTTTATCCTCAA